AATAGTCCAGACTATGCATACCTAAGAACTGGAACGGGGCGTGTCTGAACTTTTTAAGGATTGCAATTTAGCAATAAACGCCGGAGACCTTGAGTTTGCTGGTACTTTACTGTTAGAGGCAATGACTGAAAAACCAGATGATATTGAAGGCTGGCTTTTATTATGCCGATTTCTTATTGATTCTGGTAAAGCCGCGTTTGCGTATCCTATTGCAATGCAAATGGTGAGAAAGCAACGCTCATGGCGCAGTCTTATGATTTTAGGTGCGGTTCAGCAACATTTACAAGAGCCGAAAAAAGCGGTGCATAGTTTAAAAGATGCCCTTGCTATTTTTCCTAAAAACTCGCCTAAAGAAAATTACGCAATGATTTATAGGCTTTTAGGAAATGCCTGTGTAATTAATTATGATTTTGATGAAGCAGAGCGATATTCAAAGTTATCGTTAGATATTGAGTCGCACCATCAAGCACATACGACCTATGCCTACGCAAAATTGCATAAGAGGGATTATAAACAAGGTTTTTATCATTATCAGTTTGGCTTGGGTCATCAGCCCTTTAGAGCAAAGCATGATTATGGTTTACCAGATTGGGAAGGTCAGACCGACGCAAAACTTTTAGTTTACGGAGAGCAGGGCTTAGGTGATCAAATAGCTTTTATGAGTTGTTGCCCGTTAGAACCTGATCAATTAATTTGTGAACCAAAATTAGAAGATTTATTTAAAAAATCATTTCCGACCACTAAAGTTTATCCAACTCAGTATGTAAAAGAATTCACCTATCCGGTGACAGCAACGCATCAAACTTCTATGGCTACTATGATGCGATGGGCTGAAATAAAAAGACGTGATGGTTACATGAAGGTTAATCCAGATAAAAAAATTATGTGGAAAGGCCTGTTAGATAGTATAAGCAACAGACCAAAAATTGGTCTTGCTTGGACAGGTGGAAGATTAGGAAGTGATGGCTGGCGTACCAGAGCATTAAGTTTAAGAGAATTGTCTCCTTTATTTTCGTTAGACTGCTCGTTTGTATCTCTCCAATATCGTGACGATGAGTCCGAAGTAAATGAGTTTAATAAACAAACTGGTGTTAAAATCCATCGCTTCCCCTATGGATCGCAAAGCAAAAACTTAGAGGACGTAGCCGCTTTAATAGACAATTTAGATGCCGTTATATGCGTTCCAACAACGGTTTACCACCTCGCAGGAGCATTAAATAAAAAAGCCTTTGTGATAGTTCATTCTACTCCACACTGGCACGAAGGGCTAAAAGGCAATAGTCCCTACTATAAAAGCGTAGAGTTCGTTAGAAGGCAGGAAATGGGCGTTAAAAAGGCAGTTCGAACAACGGTCAGTGAATTAGAGAAATATTTAAAGGAGAAATCATGCGAATTTACATTGGAGTCGACCCCAGACAGCCAGTTGCGTACAACGTCTTACAATGGTCAATTACCCGGAGAGCAAGTAAACCTGTAAGCATAATTCCATTAGTTTTATTTCAGTTACCAATAAAAAGAGTTGGACTAACTGATTTTACTTTTAGTCGTTATTTAGCTCCAGCACTAAGTGGATATCATGGTGTCTCAGTATTTATGGATGCCGACATGTTAGTACTTGATGATATACACA